GTTAGTGATAGCATCAATGAGCTTGCCTTGGTTCTCTGTCTTAGGTAGAATACCAGAGGTAGGCTTGGTAGCTGCACCTTTGTATGTTGTCTTGCGCCGTGTACGTGTTGGCTTAGCTAGAGGTTCGATGTTGTTCATGGAGTATTTACCAGTTCTGCTTCTGTGTAAGGAATATGAAAAAACATTTCGCCCTTTCGTATGTACCTACCTTTAGCCTCTTTTACCTCACATGATTTTAGCTGTTCTCCTGTAATACGCCAGCACTTATCAATGTGCTTATTGAACACATAAAAAGTAACATTGTAATCATACTTTTTTAGCAGGCGTGTTTTACGCTCTGGTATGCGGATCTCAGTCCAGTGCTCAGGCCAATCGCTATCCCACCCTTGCTTAACTTCTGCTTCACTGTAATTAGTAACTCCGTCTTTAATAGACTCTACATCTGCATAGTAATTCTCTTTTAAGTGAGGTATCTCGTGGCCTTCTGCCTCAAGTAAAGACACTAGCGCAGACTTGGCAGGGTTGTCAAATCTGTCATACAGATGTTTTTCAAAAGGCTTACGTACAGGATTACTCATGGCTACTCCTATGTTAAAGTAAAGCCCAGCGCCGTAACGCTGAGCCTTTGTTCTTAGTCTTGTTGCTCTGTAGCAGGCTCTTCGTCAGCCAAGACTTCTTGCACCGTAGTACTTACAGTATCGTAAGCCTCCGCTCCTAAATCAGCTGTAGCCTCTAGTACACCTACAGCCAAAAAGAAGTATAATACAAACCCAATCATCCTAGTTTTTCCTTTAGTTCTGTGTAACCACCTACGTAGTCACCGTTGTTGTCCCATATTTGTGGTACGCTCTTCATACCTGCCTTCTTAACAAGTGTCAAGAGCCACCTGCTACTTGGATCGTCAAGTGAGTAGGCCGTGAAGCCTACCCTCTTCTCTCGCATTAAGTGTTTCGCCTTAGTGCAGAACTCACAGTGTGCTGTACCTAAGATTACGTAATTCATACTAGATCCACAATCTCACAGCTGTCACCCGAGCAGGCCATTGTCTGCATGGATACCGTGTTATCCTCGTTCTCGTAGTCGTTAAGATCTTCCCAGTTAATGCTGCTAGGCATCTTGGCAAGCATCTCTTCGTACTCTTCCTTAGTGCAGTCCTGATAGGGTGCTTGCTGGTAGGTGTGATCTGAGTGAGGCAGGAATGATACACCTGACATCTCATCAAAGTGTTCATACACAAACGCACCCACAGCCATCCACTCAGCATCTCGAACTGAGATAGTCACACTTGGCTTATGTTCACACCAGTGTCGCTGGTAAGTCAGCCACAACTCTAGCTGCTCTACTGCTGTCATGTCGTTACGTGTAACAGCCTGATCAGGTGACTTAACGGGGAAGCTAAACACTACAGTAGAGTCAGGCTTCATAACGCAAGGCTCATTAGGAATACCTTGGTCAATCATGAACTGCGTCAGAGGATCTTTGTTGTCGCCACGGACAGTCCGAATATAATAGGGGCTGTGACGAGCATGAATACCAGAAGCAGAATCAACCAGCTGTGATACCGTACCGGAAGGTTTAACGCAGCTGATACTAGCAGAAGCAGGGATGCCAAGCAGCTCAGCCCACTCAGCGTTAGTAGCAACAGCGATAGAACGTAGATGCTCAAGGGTCTTCTCCAATCCTTTGTTAGAGTTTGTCATAAGAGGGTTGTCCATAATGCCTGTCATAGACACACCAAGTAAGCGTTCCTCTGCAGTGTTCTTCTGCCATACCTTACGCAGGTAGGGAAACTTAATCATGGTAGACTGGATCGTACCCAAGATCGTAGCAAGCTTTACCTTACGCTCAAGATCCTCAATACTATCCGTTGCACGTACTACACACTCCGTTAAGTTACAAAACTGATACGGACGTAAAATGATTTCAGAACAAGGGTTTGTACCAAACTCATGGTTAGGATCACGCCGCCCAAACTTAGCTGCTTGCTTCTTGGATGCTTCACGATTAAAGATACCACGCTCACCAGACTTAGACTCAACGAGAGAGAGCCACTCACGCATGAATGTTTCCATGTCTGGCTTCTCAGTGTACGACACACTGTTGTTAGCCAAGGCACGATGCCCAGCATTTTCCCACCACTGTCCTGACTTAGCGTGACGCATACGGTCATCACTCAGGTTAGACAGAGAGATCATAGCTGAGCGGCGCACACCACCTACGACAACGATCTGACCAATGAAGCACATCAGGTCATGACATTCCATAGAGCTGAGCTTACGCCCTTGTGCAGCCTTGAAAGTGGCTACAGCAAAGTTAAATAGTTCTACGAGAGGCGCTGGGCCTGACGCTCTACCGCCAAACGTTTTAAGTCTTGCACCAGCAGGACGTACACGAGAGACATCCCACTTGGGGATCTCACCAGCCCACAGGAGTGCAAGAACTTGACGGAACCCCTTAGCCCAGCCTTCCTTACTGTCCTTAACGACAACGACAGACTCACTCTCGAAGAGCTCAGGCACTTCTGGGAGCTTGCTGATAAACTGGCGCTCAACGGAGAACCCGACACCAGTACCGCAGAGGAGGATGTACATAGCCTCATCGAAGGACTTAGGGTCATCTACGGGTAAGTAGCTACAGTTGTAGCCTGCAGTGTTGTCACGATCAAGCGCTGGGCCTGCTGTCATCATAGCTCTCATGGATGGCATGATCTCTTGACCTAGAATAGCCTGCTCAATGTCATCAATGTAAGAGCTATCACCTGTAACACGGCGCACTACGTTGTCCATGTAGCGCCCTACTGTACTGCCCCATGACTCACGGCCTTCACCGTCAAAGTATTTAGCGTAGCGTGACTTGTGAATAAATGATTGGTAGTCTGTTGGTAGTTGATTGCTCATCGGTTGTCACCTGATCCTTTAATAACGCCACGCTTAGCACGGCTATTTAGTTTATCCATATTAACTTGCAGCACCTCTGTGAGGTCACTGTTAAAGTAATTAGCTAGGGCTGTAGCATAGAACACAACGTCACCTAACTCCTTTACAATCTCATCTGCTGAGACCTTGTTGGAGTCACGCAGCATCTTCTTGATCTTCTCTGCTACCTCACCTGCTTCACCTACTAAGCCTAGTGTGTTCTCAACTAAGCGTGTCTCGCCTTCTGTGACGATCTTACCTTCTACCCAGTACGAATAGTCTTGAGGCTTAACATCCATCATATTCGCAAAGGCATCAATGTCTTCCTGTGTAATCATGTTCTCTCCCTAACATTTAAGTTCTCTATATCCACGTCATCTACATCATAAATAACATCTGTTATCAAGTCGTAAATATCTTGTTCGTGGTTCTCTTCGTATGATGATAATATGTTGTTGTTATCATCTACCTTCGCAACAAAGGTAACGCTAAACTTCTTCATGCGCTACCCTTTGTCTTAGTCCAGCGGCTTATCTTGTAGACATTACCCTCTACTTCAACAGCCTTGCTTTCTTCTAGCTCCTCCTCTGCTTCTGCAAACAGATCAGGGAACATGCTTTGCATTATTTCAGATCGCAAGACAACGAAGTCTTCCCAAGCATCAGGGTAAAGATCCAAGAACTGCTGAGCTGCAGACATAGTGAGTGCCTCATCCAGTGCAGCCCTCATGCCTTCCTCAGAACCAGCAGAGCCAAACACCATGCCTGTCTTGATGTTGCCCGTCCACTCACCATCCTCAATTACAGGTGATAGCACAATGGCTACATCACCAGCTTTAATCTCGTAGGCCATTACGTTCTCCTTTTAACTTTGAGGCGTTGCTCTTTCATGCGAGAGCCTTTTTCTTTTAGCCACTCTTCTGGTATAACACGGTTAGCCCACTTAAAGCCCTTCTGGTCACACCAATCGCAATACCTACTCTTGGCTCCTTTGTAAAGACGTGATCTAGCATTACTGAATACAAATCTAATATCCAATCCTGGATGCTGTCGCTGTATCTCAATGTGCTTCCTACGATCTGCTGCTGAGAAGATGCCCTTTGTCTCAATGATGATACCATTGTCTAGCTCAAAGTCTGGTGTGTAAGTGCGATACTTTAGATCTTCCCATTCGATCTTTAGCTCTTCGTATGCTACTTTCTTTTGCCTATCTTTGAGGTACGCAGCAGCCTCTACTTCAAGACCACTGCGATACATGCGAGAGTTATGCTTCCTGTTCACCATCATCTTCTTTCTTTAAGAATACGTAGTCGATCATGGGTGGGTTCTTCGCTTTAGAGCTAGGCGAAGGTATTGTTTGAAGGTCAGGCCAACACTTGTGTTTGAATGCGCAGAAGCCACACTCTGTGCCAAGCTTTAGGTTACCTGTCTTCTTACGATAGAACGTTTCCTCAATAGGCTCAAAGCAACGCTCAAATGGTTTGTCTTCGTTGATGTAGTCCGTAAGGTCTTCGATGTCTGACAGTACAGCCTCTTTGTCCACACCCTCTGCTGAGACGTATTTAAACTCACCATTAGCCTTGTTGACTACCCACCAGCCACCAACACCCTTACCTGCGCCCTCTGCGTAGCCTACGAGCTGTGGGATATACCCAAAGCTGTCACCTGTAGCTAACGCATCAAAGGATGCAAACTTGTTCTGGTATGACCACGGAGAGGCTGACTTAACATCGTCAATCTTACCGTCCAACTCCATGTCGTACTCACCACGGATCTCTGTACCGTTAGGTAGCTTGAGGGTAACGTAGTCGTTGTCCTTGAAGTCCACGTTAGCGGCCCTCATGATACCCTTGAACACAGCCTCAACAATGTCACCGAGGATCATGTTCATCAGGAAGTGTGGTGGGAATGGTGTCTTACCTTCTGGGTCATTCTTCTCATACCACAGCTGACACTTAGGCTTACCAATGTTAGACATACGTAAGCGAAACTTGTCACGAGGCCCACTATCAAACTGCTTAAACAGAGCAGCCTTAACATCGGAGGCGACTTTATCAGCCACCTCCTCTGTCATAGTAGTCTCACCAGCCATAGCCTTCTGCAGGAATGCGAAGATTGCTAACTCTGCTGGATGCTCCATTAGTATGCTGCCTCCTCTACATCAATAATAGAACCTACGAGACTAGCATCTTCTTTGCTCATACTTGTATTGGAACGCTCATTGTGTAGATCCAAGACCTTACCATTAGAGTAGTGAATGTAGTCCAAGAAGCCTGCTGCTGTCTCTTGCATGTAGGCATCATCCGCATCAGATGGAGTAACAATATCGCCTACGGATGATAGGGTATAACCATATGTAGCACCCGTAGGAATGGATGCCTCTGCACCAGTAAGTGTGATCTTAGTCATGTGAGGCAGGCTGTTCTTACGAGCAATAGCCTTCTGTGATGCGTCTATATTCTTTAGGCTGTCACGATTCTTTACGTCCATGATGAATGGAATATCTACATACTCACCACTGATAGGTGTTCCAGTTTCATTTACAGGGTTATTAACAGTAAGCGTACCCATGAAGATCTTAACACGTTTAACAGTGCGGATGATGTCCTTAGTGGACTCTGGTAGGGCATTGAAGTCCTCAATGTAACCTGATGGACGACCAAGATTGTAACCACCTACGCTGTCCTGTAGATCGCTATTCACTGAGCGGCTCATGACTGACTTCTCCATCTCATTAGTAGAAGAGTTCCAGCGTTGCCACTGTAGTCGGTCTGTAATAATACGCACATCAATACTCTCAGCGTAGAATACATCATCACCTAGCGTGATCTTGTATGCACCTACTGGTACAACATCTGTCTTAATCTTCTTGCCGCCAAGCTCAATCTCACCCTTGATAGCGGTGCTAAGGACGTTCACACGTGCCAACGCAGAGCGCTGTTGTGTCTCTTGTTTGGGAGAACCCATAAGTTCTGCCAATGGGTTTGACGATCCTGTTGTTGCTAGTTCTGTACTCATCTGTATATCCTTTATTACAGTAAAAAAGAGTCTTAGTTATACCGTCACACATCCTGTACGTCAAGCCAATTCGGCCCGATTTTTGATTCTAGTAGTAACGGAACATTCATCTTTACGTTATAGGCTTGTTCTATTAAGTCTGTCAAGCCCTCATTCATGTCTTCAATAATCTGTAGCACAGTCTCCTTCTCCTCTGGGTGAATATCTATAACAGTTGAGTCATGAACAGTGTTCACTAAGCAAGAGTTTAGATCCTTCAACCTCTCCTCCAGTTCGATAAGCACAACAGGAACAACGTCACCAGTAGCAAAACCCTGCACTGGATAGTTCTTAATCATAGTGAAGTGTGATACCCCGCCACGAGCATTGCGCTTAACGTCAGGGAATGCGTATTGCCGCCCAGACTTACTGGTAATCTTGTTGAACCTTATAGCTTCATCAGCTAAGCTCTTATGCCAAGCTGCTACACCCTCATACTTCTCATTGAAGTGAATGTAGTATGCTTCCTCAGCCTTAGATCTGCCATACCCTGTAGCGCCAAAGAGGGGTGCAAATGTATGAGCCTTGGCTTCCTGACGTGACGTAGGCTGTCCTGCATCTGTAATAACTTGTGCAGTGTAGCTGTGTACGTCAAACCCTGTAGCAATCTCTTCCATAGCAACTTCATCCTGGGCTAGATACGCAGCCGTTCTAAACTCAAGCTGTGCAAAGTCTGCCTCACAGATGTAGCCGTTATCCCAGCGAGACACAAAGACACGCTTTACGGGAAACGTGCCGCCCCTTGGCATGTTTTGCATGTTGGGGTTTCGTCCAGAAAATCTACCTGTACTGGTGATATGCTGAGTGAGTCCCACATGCAGGAATCCGTCTGACTTAGTGAAAGTGTCGATACCCTCCACAAAACTAGAGAGGTAGCTACTAACAGCAGAAAGACGCTTAAGGTCAGTAAGAAACTCAACAGCAGCGTCCATGTTGTTCGTTTTAGCAGTACCCACAAGTACATCTAAGTTGTCCTTTCCTGTGCTAAAACCATTGGCGCTAACCCACTTCTTGCTTGGCGCACCAAAGCCTAGACCTGCAATATGGTTAAGCTCTTTCAAGCCGTAGCCACGAGCATCACAGTCCTTACATTTATTAGGCTTAGCAAACTTAGTGCCATCCTTCTTTATCTTGTACGTCTTACCTGTGCCAGAACATGTAGGGCATGTAAAAGCCTTGGTACGTTTTATGATAGTACTGTTAGCATTTACTGCCTGCTTAAACTCTTTAGCACTACTCACATACTCAAACAGGTCAGCCCACTCCTTCTTGTTGTTAATTTTACGAGAGAAGACAACCTGAGACATCTGCTCTGGTGAGTTAAGATTGATAGGTGTATCACCCATGATCTCACGTACCTTGTGCTGTAGTCTGTCCTCAATGTCGGCCTTCTCACGTTCAAACTCTATACGCACACCGTCTAGGGCTGTACGATCCACCCTGATTCCTGACATGTACATTCTGGTAAGGGTTTTACAGGTACGGAAGGTGACATCTCTGATGGTATGTAGGGACTCACTTTCGGGTTCACTGTAGTCTGCTTCGATGCTGTGGAATAGCTCACGAGTTGTATCTAGGTCACACTTGAGATAAAAGCTAAGCTCACTGAGGGGGATCTCATTGGTGTTGTACCCTTCCTTAAAGTAACGCTTGAGAGTGTCATCCTTCTGAGCGTTAAGGTTCCTACGTTCTGCACAAGCCTCTAGGCTTAGTGGTTCCTTCTGACCACGCAGTAAGATGTACTCTGCAAGCATGGTGTCATAGATAGCGCCATCATACTTAAAGCCACACTCCCACAGCCACATAAGATCGTGCTGAGCGTTGTGCATGATTAGAAGAGTAGTCATGTCTAAGACTTGCTGGACTAGCTTACGCCCAGCGCCACTGGTGTCCTTCTTCTCAACGTGATCTAATGTTACAATGTGTAACTCTTTGTCATTGTCTGCATTCTGCATACCGACTTGCACAAGGAAGTTACCCTCCTCGTAGGGGTCTAAGTGTAACTTCTCCCTACGTTTGTTTGTTGTGTTCTCAACGTCTAATACAAGTCTCATCTCTCTCTCCTCTAGGCTGTGTATAGTGATCTCGCCCCGTCTAACTCACAGTGTACAACACCATGCCAACCACCCTTAAGCTTATTCTTGGCTATATTCAAGTGCCGTTGTGTGTCTTCCTCATCTGCACCCTCTACAATGGGGTTCTTAGAGATCAGAACCATTAGGTCTGCCTCTGCTGCTTTGCCTGTCTTAGAGCCTTCCATCATTGACTGGTCTACATAGACCTTACCCTCTGCTACAGCACTTAATTGTGACATCCATACAACACAACAATTGTATTGCTTAGCGATGTTACGAGCATAGATAGCTGCATCCTTTAGGTACACATCTGACTTGTCGCTTGTCTTGCTGGCAAACTTATCACCCATGTCCAGGATCAGTACGTCTGGCTTCTCTTGCTTAACCAAGGACTCTACCCACTGCATATCCTTGTTGGTGCTATCCTTGATGCGGATATTGGCTCTGACAGGCTCGTAGCGGCTACGTGCGAGGGCTACGTTAGCCTTAACCTCATCCATAGACATGTTAGAGGCAGCACTAAGATAACGTGCTCCTACACGCTCATACGCTTCCTCATTACATAGCACTACGCACTTAGCACCCTGCCTTGCCCAGCCCTCTGGCCCTGCAATCAGTGAAGCATGGAAGGATGTCTTACCTGTGTTAGGCCGTGCGCCTACAAGTAATAGGTGACCACCGCTCACACCCTCTACCTTACGGCGTAGGCTTGGGATGTTAAACTTCCACTGTGTCTGTAGATCATTTGCCTTGAGTAGTGTGTCGATGCTGATGTCTTCCCACTCAATGCGAAGGTTAGGTGTGAAGTCATCCTTGTAGTTCTCTAGCATACGTCTCAGCGGTTCTAGGCTGGTCTGTGTGCCGTTAACGAAGTCAAAGCCAAGGTTGGCTACCTGCTCACCTACATACTGTTGAAACATCTTGCCCAGCACATCTGTAGCAATCTCTTCCTTGATGACCTGCTCTTTGTCTATCTTACGGAACAGATCAGAGTAGGCTGTCTTGGTAGCGGTAGTCATAGTTTGGTTCTGAGCGTAGAACAGAGCCTCCAAGTCTGCTGTGTTTAGATCACCCTCATATGTACGCATAGCTGCATCTAGTGCCTGCTTAATCTTACGCACATCCTTGGTAAAGATCTTGTCGGGGCAACGTATGCCCTTGTGTTGTTCATAGAAGTCACGACTAAGTAACGTCTTAATTAGTGCCAGTTCCATCATTGTCTTTCTCTCCTACAAAGATACGATATATTACTTCCAGTGCAATCAGAGGCCACAGGAAGGCAAACTTGATAGGGCCAGATCTATTCTCCTCAGGATCTTCTGGCTCTACCATATGGTATAACAAGGGCAGCGCTAACACATAGGTTGCAAACATGCCAGCAAAAAAACCTTGCCCTAACTCATTCATGTTTCAACTCTACATAATAGGAACCTTCTGAGCTTTTGTATGCAGCCATCAAGTCTATCCACTGCTGTGCGCTCATGAGTATTAGCTGGTATGAATCCATATCTGGCTCGTACTGTCTGATGTACACATCACCACCATCACCCAAGATAACCTCAACATCCTCATACATATCGTTTTGATCTAGCGTTGTGATTACTGCTGCATCTGATTCAAACTCAACTGTGTACATCTGGTTGCTCCGCTACAAGAATGTTGACGTGTGCTATGTTACCCTCAACACGAGTGATGACATACTCTAACCCCGCCTTAGTGAGTAACAATCTTAGTTGACCTATAGGTATCATAGCTTATCCTCTCCATTAAGTTGATTGATACGCATCTGACAATAGCGTTGGACTTTCTCTAAGTCAATGATCTCGCTTTGTACCTGCGTCTTACCCTCGTACATCTTGTATCCTGCACGACTGGCATACTTAACAATGTTGCCACGCCAGAACTCAAAACCATTACGCATGATGTATGTGATAGGCTCAATAGCCCACCGTGCGTAGTGCTTAGGTTCATTTACTATATCTTTATTGCGTGTCATTGGCGGTTCTTCTTTATGCTCTGCCAATACATTCTCCCTAAAGTTTTCACGTTCTTTTATTAGTCGATTCCATTCACTCTTTATCATTGCTCTCACCATTCTTTGCGTCACGTTCTTGAGCAGCCTTGCGCTCCTCTGGTGTCATAGGTCTAACGTCTGTGAAGTCTGCCTCTAAGGGCCACTCATTGTCTGTCACGGAGTACATCCTCATACTTGTTGAACAACTGCTCAAACTTCCACTCGTATAACTGCTGCATACCTATCAAGGCGTTCATCAGTTCATCCTCAGTAGGTTCACCGTCACCTACCTGTTTGAAGACAATCTCAAGGTCATTACACACACGCCAACAGTCCAATATCATTGGCTCTAATTCATACATCTTACTCATCTTCATCTCCCTTATAAAACAAAACGTGTTCCTCTTCTAATCTAACTAAGGATAACGAATACTTCTCTTGTTCGGTAACTACCCAATTTGTTGTTCTCTCATAGTGGTCGAGCCTCACGTTAGCAATAGCGTCCTCACGGGTTACACCATAGCTCTCTCGCCATTCCAACTGCACGGTCTCTACCGCTACATAGTATTTTACTTCAGCTCCCATTTGTTTCCCCTTTCAGTTCTGCGAGGGTTTTAAGGGCCACGGCATATGCTGCGGTCATAGACTTTGGCTCATTATAGGCAAGGTCAACTTCATCATATTCAATGACCAATTGTTGCAACGCTTCCACCGCCTTCGCCAGATTAGATTCCAGTTCCTCAATGCGGTCGGCTGCATCGAATAGCATGTCAGTTGTCGCATCATAATCTACACTGCCGCCAAGATCGCCATGGGTGTCACCACTCCACCGCTTGCGATGTTCGACTATGCCAAAACGCAGGTGTTTCACTAAATCATCAATCATTCTAAAAGTCCCAGAAGATGCTTACGACTATCATCGTTATTATCAACCCCAAAATAAGCATCTCTGTTGATTTCATTTAACCCTACCTTCCAAGTTGTTCCTCTTTTTATTCCGCCTTTTTGTATTGCTCTATCTAATCGCTTCCTATAGGAGTCTAGTCAAATCCTAAAAAAGAACCACAAAGCATAGAACCCTATTAAGGAAACAGGGATTGTGATTACATCTATAAAATCTTGCATCAGTCTTAATCCTTTACCATTGCTTGCGCCCAAGTTTCCTTATAACCAGTGTGATATACAAAAAATACGCCACCTTGTGGTCGCCAACCCTGCTCTATTCGAGTATTTACTTCTTTAGCAAGCGTATGGCAATGGCTAGATTTAAAAATGCGATACCTCATCATCACTCTCCGTAAGTGCATCCCATGCCACTGGGAATAGTTCAAGCATCTTGTGGTCAATCTGTTGTGCAACTGCCCGTGTCTCTGCTTGTGTGTCTGACTTGCAGCGTAAGTTACACATATCAGCAAAGGCATCAAGACTACCTGACCAGTACCACTCAGTCGTGTGGTTCAGAGGAAGGATGCCCCTTGCTTGTTCCTCACAAACGCCTGTCTGTAGCAGGTATCTGTACTGCTTAACCGCTTCGATGTGGGCATGACGGATAACTTCATCCTGCTGTATGCTAAGTATCAGAGGGTCACCACTGCCCTGCTTCTTGTCTGTAGCAGCAGCCCGTAGCTTAGGCTGGTAGAACTCTGGTTCATCCTTGACATAACGCCTAGATATTTCGTTCCATCTCAAGAACTTATGCTTGACTAGCTGCCGTGCTACGAACACGGGAGCCTTGATGTGGAAGGATGCGAAGCAATGTCCGAATGGACTGATGTGCTTATGCTTGGCAAGGTAGCGGATCAGCTTATCGTCTTTCTTCTTGAGCTTAGGTGGCCCCCAAGGGTCATCCTCCATCTCGCTTGTCTTACCAAACGATACACGGGCAGCGTTAGCTACTGTTAAGTCTGTACCCATGTGGTCAATGTATGTTGCTTTAATCATTAGAATGGCACCTCACCGTTTGCATCTCGTGGATCTACATAATATCCTGGCTGCATATAGTCAGGCTTGGTTGCGCTGGGCTTAGGGTGGACACTCTCTAGTCCCATATCTTTGAGAAAATCTTTTAGATCGTTCATGATAGTAACTCCTTTAATCTCTCTAGGTCACCAGTTAGCCTATACTTGATGTCATCGTCAAGCCTAAAGGCTGTACTATTTGCTTTAGTCCATAGTGCTATCTCTCTGCTGAACTGCAATGTCTTGTGTGCAGCATCAGGATCTAGTGCTACTATTACATTGTCATACTCACCTATTTTAGCCATGTGTGCAGACGTAAGAGCTGTGCCAAGGATAGCCATAGCTGTAACATTAGGAAACTCTTGGTAAGCAACCATAGCAGAGACGCAATCCTCCAGTACAAGCAGGTTGCTACCTGTTCCTATGGTGTAGTAGTCAGCCTTACCTGTGTAGCGATACCACTTAGGCAACTTCTCGCCTACTGCACGTCCATTAGCGTCAACTATGCGTCCCTTGTAGTGTATCGGAAATACAACACGTTCATCCTTAACGTCATAGAGTAGCCGTCTGTCTACGATACCCCAGCGCCTTGTGAACCTGTGAAACTTATCATGCTCTGCTGTAGGCTGTACGACATACTCAGGTATCTCCATAGTATCTGGCTCTAACTGTACAGGCTTCTCCTGTTTAGCCATGAGTATCTTTATCTCCGCTGCTGTGAGATCTGTGTGATGATACCCGCCAATGCTACAGTCTAACTTGTAGCAGTTGTACTTGATCTGTCCCATCTCTTTGGTGACTGTAAAGGTATTCTTAGCGTAGCAGGATGGGCAGTTCATACGTCTGCTCTCATCCTCACGCAAGTCTAGGCTGTCTAGGTACTTACGAATGTTCATCTGTTTTCTTGCTCCAATACTCAGCGTCTTGCTCGACAGAACGGTAATATGTAGCCATGAAATGCTCTATACCCTCAGAGTGATAGTGTTTATTTCTTTTGTCGCTACCCCATTGACCTGTTGAGTAGTAGTACGAATAGCGAGGCGAATACCTATCCTTTGGGTCTTTACTCTTGTAAATAAAAAACATCTTTATTTTAGGATACACTATGTAGTCTACCCCTAAGTCATCTAGGTACTTTTTTACATACTCCTCTGATTGATTAGTAAACTTACGGAACTTAGGCTTGCCGTTCTTTTTACGGCCTACATAAACCCAACCGTCTTTTTTTGGGCTATCGTCAAATGTTACTTCACTCATCATCATTACCTCTTGCTGCTAGAGCCTTGCTGGCTCCACTGAATGTATTAACCATGTAAGGCTTAACACTGTTGACATTCTTATGGCCTGTTACCTGCATAATACCTGCAAGGTCAACACCCGCTTCCATCATCTCTGTCACTGCTGTACGGCGTAAATCCATAGCTGTTAGGTGCTTAGGTAGATTAGCTTCTTCCAGTACCCCATTGATAAGATTTGATACCTCCTCTAAGTCATACGGTGTGTAAGCTCCTGCTCTAGGCTTAACTCTAGGTGCAACATATTCTTGGAAGCCAAAGTCATCCTTCTGCTGTTGCAGCATACGGCAAAGCCCTGCGCTAATTGGTAGGTGTACTTCTGCCCCACGCTTAGACTGTGTGATGTCGAGGCGACACTCTGTAAGATCCAGCTTGTCCCATGTAAGAACACGCATATCACCTACACGCTGCCCCCAGTCATACGCCATGTGTACGATCAGAGTAATGCTACGCCATCTCATATCTGCATAGCCTACACTCAGGAATGTCTTGACTTGATCCCTGCTCCACTTAACCCTGCGTTGATTATCTGAGCTTGTCTTGATTAGACTGACAGGGTTGTGCTCCATAACGTCATTACGCATGGCGTACTTCCAGGCTGCGCTTAGACTAGCCTTACGATAGTTGGCAGTGCGAGTACCAGACAGTAGCCACTTCTCATAAGCTGCATTCAAGTGACGGGCTTTGATGTCTGCTACTACATAGTTCTTCAACATGCGCCTACCTACCAAGGTATTACCTACAGCGGTTAGGTTGGCCTCATAACTTATTTGAGTTCTACCTTTAAGTTTAGCAAAGGCAGCACTCTTGAGGTAGTAGGTTAGTATTTTTTCTAGTGTGTCACTGCTATTAGGTATTCTCATCTCTCTCTCCTACTTGGGTAAGTAACCCGCCCAATGCGAGCAATCATCATGCGGGTCATCTGTATTAGAATACATAGATCAGTAGCAATGCTATGAAAGGCCACAGTATGTACAAAGCGAATAAGTTTTTCATCATGGTTTTGTTACCTTCCTTCACTTATCAAAGGTAACTTGGTACGACTTGCCGTTTACTACAAAGGTAATAATGCTATAGTCATACTGTTTACGATTAACCTCTTCAAAAGTCTCAACAGTCTCACACTGCAGTTCGTCACGATACCCTGTTACAACACGCTCTGTCTTCTTTTTGTCTGCTGTTGCTACACCGCCTATCACTGCACCTGCTGCCGCTCCCTTATCGTTACCTGTTACGACTTTGCCTAGCAAGCCACCTAAGAGCATACCACCCAGTATATCCCCACCAGATGCACCTTTGTTTCGTGTGCCATATACAGGGACTTGAACTGTTTGACACACACGTTTTGTCTCTGGGATACGCTCAACATAGTAAGTATAGAAGTCTTCTACTTGAGCGTTTGATACTCTGTCCTGTGCAACTAAGGGTGTCGCCATTAATAAAAATGCTAAGGGTGTTAGTTTAAGTGTATTAGTCATGGTTTTGTTACCTTACTGTTTATTTCGGAGTGCAGGAATTTACCCGCAGCTGTGGTGAACGTAACACGCCTCACACTCTTGCGCTTGAATAGTCGTAGCTTCATGCGATGTGCATCATGAGGAGTGAATACTGTGGTGATATACTCACCGTCAGGCTGACCTACACTGGCGTAGACCTTGATAGCTTTACTTGCGATCATTATGCTGTCTCCTCAATAAGCACATAGCGTGTGTACTGCTGACCAGTCACAGGGTGCTTACCCTTCACGCCATCAATGCGATAGCCTGACTTGCGTAGCTCAGAGATACGCTTAGTGAATGACTGGATGCTGTAGTCCAGCATAGCCTCACGTTGGGTCAGACCCTTGGTTGCACGAAGGTGTGTGATGATCTTAGAGTTTTGTGTGTTAGTCATGTCTTTCTCTCCTATGTTAGACATTGTTAGGTTAGTCATAGTAGTTGGCTGCGTCAATGTTACCATTATATCACGTTAGCTGCGTTAAGGTTGCCTTGATATAACGTTGCATTTCTGCAACTCATGATCCAAGTAACTCCTGTACTTTGACCAATACCTTGGCACGATCAAGGTAATACTGCATGAGGCTTACATCATCATATTCAACCTCACCCCATGATGTCTGTTCCATGTCACCCTCAAGTAAATCCTTGAGCATCAACAGTTCACTCGTGTACAGTTCTAGCTTATCCATTATTCCACCTCCTCTTCTACTACTACATTGGTGAACTTGATGTATACGCCACCTTCACCGTCATCGTCAAGTAATTCTTGATAGTCTACGTCTGTGTCTTTGATCATCTGCCATAGGGCGTTAAAGAAATCTTCTCGTGTCATTACGCCATCTCCTCTACTGTCTGGCTGTTAAACTCATAGACTGCCTTAGCAAAGCCACGGGGTGTGGCTGATCGTATATCTTTGGTGCGCTGTGACTTACCGCCCAGCTTCAAGTGTTGTGTGCTGTAGCCTGTCGGCTTGCAGGTAGGGATCTTTGTGGGCATACGAAAGCCGTTGCCTGTCCAGAGGCATGTCTTCTTTGTGTAGGCATCACGCTCTGCGATATACTCAGGCCAGCGTGGATGCACTGCCTCAGCATCACTTAGATATTCTCCGTATTCATAGGGGTGAAAACTATGGTCAGGCTTGCGCCACTTGGTAGCCAAGACACTGACAGGGTTCTCCACAAAGAAGGGAACGTGTAGGCTGTTGAACAGTCTGGCACACCATACGGCATAGCTCACAGCCTCATCTTGGAATGATGGGTTAGCCTCTGCCTTGCGCTTGAAGTGTGCCGCACCTGATACAGCCATGTCAGTACAGACAGGGAAGGCCATGCCAAACACTACGGGCTTGTCTGCAAACGCAGATTGTATGGCGTTGAGGTTTTTGTGGTCATGTAAGTCAACTTTATGGAAGCGAATAGAACCACCGCCATCAAAGCGATCAACCCATCCAGCCTCATCATGTTGAATGTCAAAGGCGTGACAGGTATACCCTGCCTCTGCCCATGGTTTAAGTGCTTCACCTGTGAAGTCATACAGGCTGATTACGATACCTTTGGTCATTAGTTTACCTCCATTAGTTTACAAACCCTCAATGTGCCATGCCCACCTTCTGATCGGTGTTCATCCAACATAAAGTAACTCTCTGCGGCATCCTCTGTGCCTACCTGATCCACGTATTTAGTTTCATCACCATCTGAATAGGTGAGTGTGATAACTTGTACTAGCATATTACACCTCCATTAGTGCGTTTGTCTTGTGAAAATATACATGGTTACGCATAAGACCACCCCGCTCACTCTTGAGCTTGTGGATGCTACTGATCTTGATGTCTAACTGTCCCTCTGCTGTCTCTGCCCACACAGTAATTCTGTCGGGATACTCAGACTTAAAGAGGGCCAAAGCTCTTGTTGCTACTTCCAAGGTGGTTGTGTCTATGTCTAAGTGTGCCATTAGAAATTCTCCGATATTGTTGCATAATCCAGTATTACATTGCGGCTGGTGGCGTGGGTGTAGCCCTCAATCATGCGATTTTCCCAGCCGTGCGTGATAGTATAAGACCACCCCGCATCCGCTTTTGTGTGTAGCGTTAAGGTCTTCCCAAAGCGATCCACTGCCACGAACTTGAAGCGTGGATTGCCACTGGTTGTATTGGTGAGCCTGCGCATAGACTTGATAAAATAGCGTTCCATTGTGTTAGTCTCCTATAGGTTTATATTGTTTTACTTGATGCCGTGTATTCTGCGCCATGTCACCCATGTGATAGCTTGCAGGTCACAGGCTTTGATGCCCAGTATAGCCGCCGCATCACGATAAGCTTGAGCAATGGTATTATATTCGGCCTTGTTTATGTTGGCGGCGTTAGACTTCAAGCCTACACGTTCAGCATATGCAATATTCCTAGCGTGACCGTCCACTGTCACACTGTCACCGCCCATGATATTGTCAAAGAATGCAGATATTTTAGGGCCGTTCAAAGTCTTGAGAATAGCCGCATATCTGTTGACGCCATCCAATACCTTGTAACCTTTGAGGCGATTAGCTTTGTAAGCCATGCACCCGTCAATATTTTCATGGTCAATCTGTGCCGTGTGACCGTCAATGATCTGCTCCGCAGTTGGCACATTCTTAGGCCATCCAAGGTTAGGGCTTGATGCCGCCACTACGCCAACAACTTTCATCAGACTTAGATTTTTAGTCTTGGCAACTTTGCGACAGTCACGCCGAGCACGATTGTACCATTGCAAGCCATCAAGTTTTTCTTGGCGTGTAGCCATGCCGTGACAGGTTAAGATATTATTTACAAGATTATTCATGGTATTCTCTTTCTCTTGTTAAGGTTAGACTATAGAAACGCCTGTTGATTGCAGGCGCTTACTAGTCCAACCAAAGAAGATGACCTTGCGCCTCTTTATTAGGCGTCAATCACATTGCTAGTTGAACAGAGACCCGCAGGCTAGTCCGTCAAAGCATCCTCTTTAGTTGTTCCCATCATCGGCTTGCGCCTAGGTTTGAGGTAGATCCAGTAATGTCAAATAACGTTCGGTATTGTTTCAGACCTCAGAGTTTCTGACCATCGCCGCAACTCTTGAGCATCGCCGCCCGTTCCGTGTTGCTTAGGTCTTAAACCGTGGAATCATTAAGACCATATCCGAAAACATATGACAAGTAAAAACTTGCATGAATTGCATATTAATTTGTGTAAATAGTGTTAAGCTGCTGTTTTACTTGTAAAAGAAAATACAAATTAAATTGCAATAAATAGTATTCTTTTACAGTGTTCCTCTTTTGTTCTCAATTCCAGGCTGCAAGCTGCAATAAAAACGAATCACTTTATAGGCTTTCAAACAGGTGATTCGCTTAGGTGATTCGCTTGCAAATAGTTTGACTATATAATGGCACGAAAAAAGATGCGCTGATTGGTGGTGCAATCAAGGTTCGGTATACAATTGTTCTGCATTGTATCGATACAGCAAGAGTGGGAACAATGGAAAGCAATGCAATGCAGTGGGATACAATAGAGTTTGTGATCACATATGTTGTATCATATACGTCTGGGTGTGTTTTGTGATCACAAGCGAGGGGGATACCCTTTTTACTACATATGCCACAGTAGATGAAGATCTATCAGTTGTAATATGTAGTAAAAACAATCAATTATATAGCTATGATTGCATAATATAGGTTTTATTATTTATTGGCCCAGCCTGAAAGCCCTTATTTATATGGTTTTCGTGATAGTAGTGCTCTAAAGAGGGGTGCGGGCAGGCTCCACCTACGGGTGGGTGGGTATACGTATATGTAGAAATACACCCACGTGGTTTTTTAGTTGTGCCACACCCCCTTTACAAAAGAATATACATAGTGTATAACTACAATAACAACAAGGAGATAACCATGAAGAGTTGTACAGTGTGTAAAATAGCAAAAGAACTGAATGAGTTTGACAAAATACGTAACTCTAAAGGAGAACAGGCCCCGACAGGTAGATGTAAGGAGTGTAGAAGATCCTACATTAGAGCATATAATAGAAGAAAATCCCACGCAACAGGCTTAAACAGGGAGGATTACCTAAAAAGTGCAGGTAAACCGAAAGCTTCTACCAAAGAGAGGTACAAAGCTGGTAAGGCTAAATGGGATGCTTGGTATGCTGAATACAAGGAAAGCGGTGTTGTGGAGCGTATGCAGGAAGAGTGGCGCAAGAAAGCGGAACAAGAACGTGTAGCTGCTTTAGAAACAGGCGTTAGAGTATGTGGTACATGCAAAGAGGAGAAGCCTTTATCTCAGTACCATATTCGTAACCGTAAACGCAAAGACGGTAGTGTTTATACTGTACCCTACTCTACATGTAAGACCTGTAGACGTAATAATAACAGGTATTATGACAAGACCCCTACAGGTAAAGCTATTAAGAAGCGCAACAGGGTCATGCGTGACAGACGTAGCAAGAAAGCTACACCTAAATGGTTAACACCTGAACAGCGTAAGCAGATAGTTAACATCTATGAGCATATGCGTGACTGTAGAGTAGTTACAGGTGAGGACTACCACGTGGATCACATTGTACCACTAAGAGGTGAGAACGTGTGTGGCTTACATGTACCGTGGAACTTACAAGTTCTACCTGCTTCGGTTAACATGGCTAAGTCTAACGAAGTAGAAGACCCCCCTACGGACCACTCTTCCAGGTACCCTAAGCAGTAACCCTGTATTACAGTAACGAAATGTTACAGCTCTGTAATAATACATCACGTTTTGTTACAATAATGGAGATTAGTGCATTTTAGGGGTTGACCAGGGTGTTTCTATGGGTATAACTGCGGAGCAGGAGCACACAGAGTATTACTCTTAGAGTTAAAACTAAAGTAAAGTAATAAATAAAGAAGAGTATTACTCTATAAGAGAGTGTTACAAATAAGATAGTGGACATAGGAAGAGTTTTAACTCTAAGAGTTATACTCTACAATCACGTATTATTACAATTTAACACTTGTAGTGTGTATATATTCGTGTATACTTGTATTAATGTAACGATAATAACATAAAACAATGTTACATTAACTGATACGTGTCGCTCTCTATGTAACACTCTCTCCTCCCTCTCTCCTCATATGTAGTTTGCGGCACGTATCACTTTATTTCCCCTTGTATAATAAAAGTATTGACTTTCATGTCTAAACGAATAAAACTATACGCATCAGACTCCGTACTAGAAGAGTTTTACTCTGCTTTAGCTTCTAATGATGTTAAAGCTTTCCAGCGTGTACACATTCCTCGTAGTGACGTATTCTATGTAAGAGCGCATTTACGTGAGGTGTTTCCTGATAAAGAGTTAACCCTAGATTACGTAGAGAGGATGATGTACTTAGAGGGTCTACTGGACCGCAGTGACGTATTAGACCCTGATAGAGAGCGAGACTATGGCTAGAGATTACAAGAAAGAGTATGCTAACTACCAAGGTAAGCCCTCTCAGGTAAAGAAGCGTACATCTCGTAATGCTGCTCGTGCTAAGCTCTCTGCAGGTGGGTCTGTTAAGAAGGGTGATGGTAAGGATGTTCACCATAAGGATGGCAATCCTAAGAATAACAAGCGTTCCAACTTAACAGCTACAACTAAAGCTAAGAACCGTAGCTTCCCTCGTAATAGTAAAGCTGGAAAGAAGTAACATGGCTATTGAATACAGAGGTGAGAAGTTTGAAGGTTACAACAAACCCAAGCGTACCCCTAAGCATCCAACTAAATCCCACGCTGTACTTGCCAAAGAAGGTGACACCATTAAGCTCATCCGCTTTGGTGAACAGGGAGCATCCACAGCAGGCAAGCCTAAAGCTGGTGAATCTGATCGCATGAAGAAGAAACGTGCCTCCTTCAAAGCTAGACATGCTAAGAATATCAAGAAGGGTAAGCTCTCAGCTGCGTACTGGGCAGATAAAGTAAAATGGTAGGTACTCTTGGTGTAATCATGGTGTGTATGTCTGCTTTAGCTGAGCATTGTCAGGTACTGACTAGTCCCTATGTGTTTACTACTATGGATGAGTGTAAAAAAGATACGGTAGCAGAGTCACGTAAGATTAAATCAATATACAGTCACGCATTAATTGTACCTAACTGTGTCGAGTTAAAGTATGATGGGGAGGAGGCCTAATGGCTAAGTCTAAATCAACAGTAAACGCTGCAGGTAACTACACTAAGCCTACCATGCGTAAGAACCTTGTAGCTAAAGTAAAGGCTGGTAGTAAGGGTGGTAAGCCTGGTCAGTGGTCAGCTCGTAAGGCTCAGATGGTAGCTAAGCAGTACAAAGCTAAGGGTGGAGGCTACAAGTAAAATGAAAGCACCACAGAAGTCTCTCAAGAAGTGGGGTAATGAGAAGTGGGGTACTAAGTCAGGTAAGCCCTCTACTCAAGGTAAGAAAGCTACGGGTGAGCGTTACCTCCCTAAGAAAGCTAGGGATGCCTTATCTCCTGCTGAGTATGCTGCTACAAGTGCAGCTAAGCGTAAGGGTACGAAAGCAGGTAAGCAATACGTAGCACAACCTAAGAAGATCGCTAAGAAGACAGCTAAGCACAGGAAGTAGTGAAATGATGATGGGTATGAGCTTAATGCTAGGGGAGCCACCAGAGGTAGACCCTAAGAACCGTGACCGTGCTGAGAAGTACTGGATGTATGGCGCTTCTGCAGAGGAGTTAGGCAAGGCTTGGGATAAGCCTACAAAGATGGCTAAGCTAAAGACCTGTGGTAACTGTGAGTATTTTGATAATCGTATGAAAACTCTTAAGTCTCTCAAAATTGAGTCTGGCTTAGGTGCCTGTACTAAGTTTAAGTTTGTGTGTAGCCAAGAGAAGTCCTGTCAGGGCTGGGATACACAAGATCACTATACAATGAAAGAAGAGGATTAAGACTATGATGAACAAAGGTATGAAAGCTCTTAAGAAAGAAGCACCTGAAGTAGCTAAGAAGATGGGTTACATGAAGGGTGGTATGTCTAAGAAGATGGGATACAACAAGGGCGGATACTGCGGTGCATCTAACCCTGCAGAGCGTCCCATGAAGAAGGGCAAGTAATGAAGTATTATCACAAATACCAGGAAGCCCTTGAAGCTAAGGGTTATCGTGTAGATGAGCATGGATACGTGTGGGACTCCATGGGTAACCAGTCTGCTGGTGAAGACAACTATGGCAACGTACAGAGCAATGTTAATGCTATCTGTGAGGCAGCTGACATTGCTGCTGTTAAGCCTAAGAAACCTACTAAAGCTAAAGCACCTGCAGGTAAGAAACGTGCTCGTACAGCTAAGGGACACTTTGTAAAGGATGACCCTAACACGCCAGAGAATGAAGCGTGGGTTGACGAGTAATGGTTGTAGCTCGTGCATATAATACTGTAACAAAGGGTCTAACAGTTACCGCTACTTCAGGCGGTGCTAGTGCTGATCTTCTGTATGTATGCCCTGCTAACTTTGATGCAGAGATAGTATTCCTGCATGTTACTAATGGTGATACTGCTAATCACAACATAAGCCTGCAGTGGTATCACGCAGATACAAATACGTATCACCACATACTAAACGATAAAGCTATAACTGGTAAAGATGTGTATAACGTCATATCGTCAGATAGGATATTCTTACACTCAGGTGATAAGATATTAGCTTTTGACGGTAGTAGCGGCTCTTTAGAAGTGTTTATGTCAGCCAAAGAGATGTACAACCCTAACAGGTAGCATAACGGGTATGCAAACTTAGTAGAGGTAACTATCTGACATCTGTGTATAACTATGTACGTCCCTAGCAATGGAGCTGGGCTTAACATAGGAAACACTACAATGATCGCACTTATCATCAAAACATTCACTGACTTCTTGGAAAGCTTACAAAAAGCACAACAAGCCCGTGCTGACTACTGGATCTTAACCAACATGTCAGACAAAGAGTTACATGACATAGGCATTGCACGTGGAGAGATACGTAATGTCGTAGCAGAAAGTTTCAAATAGTTAGGAGAGCTATTATGGAAAACGTTAAGATACCCCTAGCACTTGTAGCCGCTATGGCTGTGCAGCTTGCTGGTGGAGTGTGGTGGGTATCTCAACAAGCCTCCACAATAGCAAGTTTAGAAGAAACAGTAAGCCAGTTAGGCTCACGTATGGCTATTGAAGATAACATTAACCTTAAGCGTGATGTTGAAAGCAATAGAGTAGAAATACAGTACGTATGGAATGATGTAGAAGAGCTATGGGATGAGTTAGACTCCTTAGCTCGTACTATATCAAGGATCACTGAACTACAGCAGCGTGTAGCTATTATAGAGAATGATCTAAAGTATATAGGCCGTGACCATATAGAACTTATGGTTGAGTAGTTTTGCTTTGTGTACTGGCCTTCATTTCATTCAATCATGCGTGGACTGAGGGTGGTAACAGATTGTTTCAGTATTGTTACTACGACTGTGGGTTACAGAAGAATGGTACATGGTACGACAGAGTGTACAGAGTAAGTTATAACTACGTATGCCCTATAGAGGTTAGATTCAAATGATTGATCCTTTTACAGCGTTTGCTGCGGCACAGACAGCCGTAACTGCTATCAAGAAGGGCATTCAGCTTGGTAAGGATATAGGTGGTATCTCTAGTGACTTAGCTAAGTTTGCTGGGGCTATGTCAGACATTAACTTTGCTCACAAGCAATCAGAAGAACCACCTTGGTATGCTGTATTATTCGGTGGCAATGGACCGAGTGCAATGGACATCTTCGCTAAGAAGAAGCAAGCGGAGGCCCTACGTGCCGAGATTAAACAGTATATACAATTTGGTTATGGACAGAGTGCTTGGGAGGAGCTTCTTCGTATCGAAGCGCAGGTTCGTAAGGAACGCCAGAAAACTATGTATCGCAAAGCGGAGATTAAGCGTACTATTGTGGAGTGGTCTCTTGGTATATTGGTTGTTGTATCAGGAGTTGGTATCCTTGGCGTGGGGATTTATTTCCTTGGGAAGAAACAGAACAAGTGGTAGAGATAAGAAGTAATAGGGAATAAACTATGGCACGTAACTTAACAGAGAATCAACAGAAGTTTCTTGAAGTCTTATTTGATGAGGCGGGAGGCGATGTTGTACGTGCCAAGCAGTTAGCTGGTTATAGTGATAATACTCCCACAAGACTTATTGTAGAATCTCTAAAGGATGAGATTAACGCAGCAACTCGTACTCACTTTGCTCGTTCTGCTCCTAAAGCTGTTATGGCTCTTGTAGGCGCTCTTAATGACCCTACAGAGCTAGGCATTAAAGACAAGATGGCTGCAGCTAAGGACTTGCTAGATCGTGCAGGACTTGGTAAGGTAGACAAAGTAGATGTTACTTCTAATGGAGGTGGTATCTTTTATCTGCCCCCTAAAGAAGGTAATAATGAGTAACAGTGGCCCAGTACGACTACGATAGAGACTTAGGATTCTGGGAGTTACCTAGACCTTTAAAGGGTAAAGAGAAGGAATGGCACGTAGTAGCACGTGTAACAGAGCGTCAGATTCCTTTTGGTTATAGGGTGCATCCGGATAATGATAGGCTCTTAGAACCTATACCAGAAGAGTTAGAAGCATTAGAGCTTGCAAAGCGTCACCTAAAGCAGTATTCTTATCGTGAAGTAGCAATATGGCTAAGTAAGACTACTGGACGCTACATATCTCATATGGGCCTACACAAGAGAATCAAAATTGAGCAAAAACGTAAGAAATCAGCTACAATTAAACGCAAGCTTGCCAGAAGGCTCGAAGAAACGCTCTCGCAAATCAAGAAGCTCGAAGAAGGCCGTATCGGTAGCTACAGTATCCCAGAAGATTGAGGAGCCTAAAGCAGTACCAGCTACTGCTAAAGCAGCTGAGTTTGATGCAGACATTGCACAAGAGGTGGTATTTAAGCCTAACCCAGGCCCACAGTCTAACTTTCTTAGTGCATCAGAGCGTGAGGTACTTTATGGTGGCTCAGCAGGTGGGGGTAAGAGCTACGCCATGTTGGCTGACCCTCTACACGGATTAAACGATCCTAACTTCTCAGGATTGTTAGTACGCCATACTACAGAAGAACTAAGAGAACTCATACAAAAGAGTCAGGAGTTATACCCTCGTGCAGTACCTGGAATTAAGTGGTCGGAACGTAAATCGCAATGGACTTCTCCTCAGGGTGGAAGACTTTGGATGTCTTATCTCGACAAAGACACCGATGTCACACGATACCAAGGTCAAGCTTTTAATTGGATTGGGTTCGATGAGCTTACTCAATGGGCTAGCCCTTACGCTTGGGATTATATGAGATCTCGCTTGAGGTCTGCACACTCTAACAAACTAGGTCTTTACATGAGGGCCACAACAAACCCTGGAGGAAGCGGTCATGCTTGGGTTAAAAAGATGTTTATTGATCCTGCGAGATCTAATGAGCCTTTCTGGGCAACGCATCTTGAGTCAGGTGAAACGATTACGTACCCTCAAGGACACAGTAAAGCAGGTCAGCCTCTATTTAAAAGACG